AAAAAGATTAAAAACCATGAAAAAAGGTGTTGAAATGGTAGAAAAAAACGAATCAAACAATAAACCTGAGTTGGTGGTTTTAGATAGGCTTTCAGGGTTAACAGATAAGCAAGAGAAGTTTTGCCATTATATCAGTCAAGGCATGGCTCAGAACGAAGCTTACATAAAATCAGGTTACAGCAGAAATCAAGCAGCCAAGACAATACACGAGAATGCGAGTCGCTTAATGGCAAATAGCAAGATCGTAGCAAGAATAAAAGCGTTAACCATAGATAAAGCTGAAGATATCAGAACTAAGAGGGCAAGATTAGAAGCCTACGTTTTGGAACGGCTAAGGCTCGAAGCAGAAAACGCAGAAAGTGACTCAGCAAGGGTTCAGAGTTTGCATTTAATTGGGAAAACAATTGGACTATTTGTGGACAAAGTGGAAGTTGAAGAAGCAGATTCAGACCTTCAGAGCCTAGAAAACAAGCTAAAAGAGAAACTTGAAAAGTTAAAAGTCATATAAAACAATAACTTAGCTATAGTTTGGCGCATAATCTACATTATGTTATTTTTTTTTGGCATTAAATCACCTAAAAACCATAAAAAATAGACCCCACCTACCCCCACCCCCCATGTATACGCACACACATACACGCATATATATATAGTAATCTGCTCAAATAATTTGGTAAAAAATGCCAAATATCACTTTGACGTTAATAAGGTGTCTATTTTGTTTTCTAATCTGGATAGGTGTTCAAACAATCGGTTGATATCATCTCTGTGTTCAACCTTGTTCATGTATTGCTCTCTGGTTTTGTTGAGGAGTATATCGATACGTTTTATTTCGTCACGCTGTGTTTTAATGTACCACGCCAGTGGTGCAATCACTAAGGTGATTAAGAGGTTCCACATTAAGAATGGTTCAATTACCACGATAAACTCCTTTCATGTTTTACATGGTATACCATGTTTCTTTTCAAGGTATACCATAATACATATTATTACATAATATGTTTGGTTAATCATGGTATGTGGTATACCATGATATATGGTTAACCATATCTGTAAAGGGAAATCTTTTGTCTGAATACAAAAAATATCATTCCTCTGATAAAATGAAGAAGGAGAGGGCTTTACGCAATAAGAATCGTAGGGCAGCGATACGCCAAGGGAAAGTCAAGAAGGGTGATGGGAAACATATTGATCACAAGGATGGCAATCCTAAAAACAATAGGAAAAAGAATCTTCGTGTGGTATCGGCAAAGAAAAACCGAAAGAAGCAATAATGGAGTTATCCCAATTCAAGGATAAGATTGATTTACTTCCTCTGGATCAAAAGAGGGAGATATTGGAATTACTGGAGAAGTATGAAGAAGCCAAGGGCAGGGAGAGTGCCAAGGAGGGTTTCTTGCCTTTTGTGCATATGATGTGGTCGGCATTTATTGGTGGATCGCATCACAAGATTATGGCGGAGGCATTTGAGAAGGTGGCACGAGGGGAATTGAAGAGATTGATCATTAATATGCCCCCACGGCACACCAAGTCGGAGTTTGCCTCTTACTTATTTCCTGCATGGTTTCTTGGGCAATACCCAGATAAAAAGATTATTCAGACGGCACACACGGCTGAGTTAGCTGTTGGTTTTGGTAGGAAGGTGCGAAACCTGATACAGTCACCAGATTATCAAAAGATATTCAAAGGTATTAGTTTATCGGCTGATAGTAAGGCTGCAGGACGGTGGAGTACGAATAAGGGTGGCGATTACTTTGCTATTGGTGTTGGTGGTGCTGTAACTGGTAAGGGTGCTGATGTTTTGGTGATTGATGATCCGCATTCGGAACAGGAGGCACAGTTAGGGCAGTATAACCCAGAGGTGTATGACAAGGTGTACGAATGGTATACTTCAGGACCACGGCAGAGATTACAACCAGGTGGTGCGATTATCTTGGTGATGACACGATGGGCTAAGAGAGATTTAACAGGTCAGATACTAAAAAGCATGGAGAACAAGTCAGGGATTGACGATTGGGAAGTTATTGAGTGGCCTGCGATCATACCGTCAGGAAAGGCATTGTGGGGAGAGTTCTGGAAGTTAGAGGAGTTGGAAAGTCTAAAAGCTGAATTGCCAGTTGCCAAATGGAACGCTCAGTATCAGCAAAACCCTACATCCGAAGAGGGAGCGTTAATAAAACGAGAATGGTGGAGATTGTGGGATAGCAATAACCCACCCCCCTGTGAGGCGATAATACAGTCTTGGGATACAGCGTTTCTGAAAACAGAGCGTAGTGACTATAGTGCGTGTACCACTTGGGGTGTGTTTTATCATCCTGATGAAACTACAGGGATAGAAAAGACACACTTGATACTGCTTGATTCGTTCAAGGCAAAACTGGAGTTTCCAGAATTAAAACGAGCAGCGTATGACAAATATATGGAATGGGAGCCAGACCAGATGGTTGTTGAAGCAAAGGCATCAGGTGCGCCTTTGATGTTTGAGCTTCGTGCTATGGGTATACCTGTCACGGAGTTTACACCTACCAGAGGTAACGATAAGATTGCCAGAGTAAATGCCGTAACGGATTTGTTTTCGAGTGGCACTGTTTGGTATCCACCCACACGGTGGGCTGATGAGGTTATAGAGGAATGTGCCTCTTTTCCCTCTGGCGATCACGATGACTTAGTTGACAGTACCACACAGGCTCTGTTAAGATTTCGCCAAGGTGGATGGGTTCGAGCAGAAAGCGATGACTGGGATGACGAACCAAAATACAGAAGACCAGTGGAATACTATTAGGAGATAATTCAATGACAAAAGACCTCGTAGATGCAAAAGCTGTAAGAAAGCTAATAAAAAATATAGACACGATTAAAGGAAAAGGTAGAGGCGAAACCTTAGACATTAAAGACCCTAAGTTTATGGATAAGATTATGAAGCAAATGAAACTTGGTAAAAAATCAGGTGGTGTAATGAAGATGCGTGGTGGTGGCATGGCTACTCAGGGAACTAAGTTTAGCATAAGATAATATAATATGGCATATGATTCAAAAAAAGTAAGAGATGCAAAACCATCCATTAAAGGAACCGATGAAGAAATAAATAAAGTATTTCGTAGGTCTGCTGATAAATACAATAAAGTTATGAATCAGATAGATAAAAATGTAAAAACTGCTGAAGCAAAAGGAATTAGAGATAAAACAAAGAGAAGCGAGATAAGAGCTAAAAATCAACTTCTTTATGATAATGCAATTAAAGAATTAAATAGAGATAAAAGTCTTCTTCTTAATTATGGAACCGATGCTATGAAGGCTAGGTCATTTGGTGTTGATACAGCAACCAAGAAAAAAGATGCCTTAGAATCTCTTAAAAAGAGAGCTAATCTTGATTTAGGAGCAAAAAGAGGTGGTGTGGTTAAAATGCGTGGTGGTGGTATGATTGCACGAGATAGATTAAAACCAACAAAGATAGTTTAACATGGTAGTTGATAAACGATTAGAGCCTTTCGAGGTTGATATAGAGAAGAACCCTTCTGAACAAGAGTTAAAAGTTGAAGTGGTAAATCCAGAGGCTGTTTCGATAGAAACAGAGGATGGTGGTGTCATTGTTGACTTTGAAGGGGATGCCACTGAGGATTTAGTTGGTGCTGATCACAACTCAAACCTAGCTGAGTTTCTGGAAGACGGTGATCTGGAGAAGATGGCTTCTGATCTTATTGATGACTTTGAGAGTGATAGAACATCACGAAACGAATGGTCACGTTCTTACATTAAAGGTCTTGACTTGTTGGGCATGAAGATTGAAGAGCGATCTCAGCCGTGGCAAGGAGCATCAGGTGTATTCCACCCACTTCTAACAGAAGCTGTTGTTCGTTTTCAGGCACAGGCAATGGGAGAGATATTCCCTGCATCAGGACCTGTACGCACAAAGATAGTTGGCAAAAACACAAAAGAAAAAACAGCACAGTCACAACGTGTTGAACATGAGATGAATTATCTTCTAACAGAAGACATGACGGAGTATCGTGATGAAATGGAACAAATGCTGTTTCGTTTACCCTTAGCAGGCTCTGCCTTTAAGAAGGTGTATTACGATCCTATTATGGAAAGACCATGCTCCATGTTTGTTCCTGCTGAAGACTTTGTGGTTTCTTATGGTGCAAGTGATCTAATGTCTTGCCCACGGTATACGCACATCATGAAAAAGACAGAGAATGAAATCAAAGAACTTATGGTGAATGGTTTCTATCGTGATGTTGAGCTAACAGACCCACAGCAAGACGAATCAGAAATACAGGAAAAGTATGATGAGATGGATGGGGCTGAACACGTTTATGAAGACGATGAGAGATACACGATCCTTGAGATGCACGTTGATATTGATATGCCAGAGCCTTTTGAGGATAGCGATGGGTTAGCAAGACCCTACGTCATTACGATAGATAAGTCATCACGAGCCATATTATCGATCAGAAAGAACTGGTATGAAACCGATCCTAAGAAAACTAAGCGACAGCATTTTATTCATTATAGATATCTTCCTAGCCTTGGCTTTTATGGTACAGGACTTATTCATCTTATTGGTGGGTTGGCTAAATCGGCTACGTCCATATTGCGTCAGCTTATTGATGCAGGTACTTTATCGAACCTACCTGCTGGTCTTAAAGCTCGTGGTCTTAGGATTAAAGGGGATGATTCGCCTCTCATGCCTGGTGAGTTCAGGGATGTCGATGTCCCTGGTGGTGCGATACGAGATTCCATTACGTTTATACCTTATAAAGAACCATCCTCAGTATTATACCAGTTGTTGGGAAATATTGT